TATTTTATCCATCCATTTATTTTTATCTTATTTTTACACATTACATTTTTATTTTCTTACAAATGAAGGTACAAGTGTAGCCCCAAGTAAAAAACAAGAAGAATAGTAAAATTGGGGAAGTATTTCCAATATTAATTTCCATAATCCTCTTCATCTTCCCAATCACTATCAAATCCATCAATTCCCCAATCATGAAACTTGCCAAGGTTTCGCGGATGAAAGCGTTCCCTTATCAAATCTTCCTTAAAAGTTAGACATCTTTCGCGCATCGCATCATAATCATAGGTAAAAATACCAGGATTGCGTGATATTCGGTTCCAACAACTATCATCCATTTTTTGCTTATGTTTTTCCAACAAAGAAATAGCATCAGGATTAGGATTAGAAGTCAATTCATATAAACACCTTTCATTTATTTTTTCAGGATGCTTTTGTAGTAAAGATATGGCATTCGCATTGGATGCTAAATTAATCCAACATTCACCATTTAGTTTGTCGATGTTATTTTCTAACAAAGAAATGGCGTCCGAATGAAAAGATAAGTATTCCCAATAAATCTCTTCAAAATTATTTTCCAATAGTGGAATAATATTTGGACTTTTGTTTAAAGTTAATAATTTCCAATTTATTTTGTCTGGATTGGTCTCAAAAAGACACACGGCATTTGGATTAAGCATTGCAGACCACCAATCCATTTTCTCCGGATATTTTTCCATCAAAGGAATGGCGCTTGGATTACGGGACAGCCAAAACCAATCAGAAATCTTTTCTGGATGTTGTGCCAATAAATGAATAGCGCTTGGATTTTCAACCAATCCTCGCCAATAAATCTTTTGGGGATTTTCTTCTAGTTGTTTTTCTATCAAATGAACGGCGTTTGGATTAAAAGAAATTTGCATCCAATTAATTTTCTCGGGGTTTTGCTCCAATAATGAAACAGCATTTGGATTGCGCGACAATGCATTCCAACATGCTTTGTTTAATTTTTGCGGATATTTTGCCAACAAAGAAATTGCCCCAACGCCTATTCCCACATTCGCGCATAAATATTCCCAATTAATATTTTCAGGATGCTTTGCTAACAAAGCAATAGCACCTTCGCCTGTATTTTGAGACAGATTATCCCAAACTATTTTTTCAGGTTTCTTTTCTAGCAATGATGTGGCATTGGGATTAAAAGATAGCAATCGCCAATTTAATTTGGCTTTATTTTCATCAATCCAATCATAAAGTTTTAACATATGATGTGTTATGTTGTGCAGATTTACAATCAATAATAATGATAATAATAATATAAAACTAAAAAAGGTTTATTTTTATTTTTATTTTCATTTTTAGTTTTATTTTTGAGATTTATTTGAAAATGAATTATAAATACAAACAAACACATATAAACTAACTATTCATCCTCATCCTCATCCTCATCGCTGTCAAATCCATCTATTCCCCAATCGCAAAACTTACCAAGGTTGCGCGGATGAAATCGGTTTTTCATTAGGTCTTCTTTAAAAGTCAAGCATCGGTCTCGCATTGCGTCGTAGTCATAGGTAAAGATTGCCGGATTTCGTGAAAAGGCGAACCACTGAATTTTATCGGGATGTTTTTTTAACAAATGCATTGCATTGGGATTACCGGATAAAGCCTTCCAGCACATCACATTCATTTTTTCGGGGTATTTTTCAATCAAAGGAATAGCATAGGGGTTTCTGCACAATGCTTCCCAACATTCTGGTTCCGTGTCCAGTTCATCCAAGTTTCGTTCAATCAAAGCGACCGCACACGGAAGAGGATTTCCGCACAATCCCCACCAATCAATTTTCCCGGGATACTTTTCTAACAAGGCAATCGCGTCCGGATTGCTATTTCTAGACAAATGATATCCACAAATTTTGTCGGGATTTTGTGCCAATAAAGCAATGGCTCGGGGATGTGAATTTTCCGACAAATACTCCCAGACAATTTTATCGGGATACTTTTCGATTAAATCCATTGCGTTTGGGTTTTCGCACAAGCACCACCACCACGTGTATTCCGTGTTTATTTTTTCTGGGTATTCTTTAAATAATGAAACTACATTCGAATTTTTCACCAAACCAATACTGTTCCAATTGATTTTTTCTGGATTTTTTTTCAATAAATGAACGCCATTGGGATTGTCATTGACATAGTCCCAATTCAGTTTGTCCTGATTTTTTTCCAACAAATAAATCGCGTTGGGATTGCACGAAGTCCATTCCCAATAGATTTTCTCCGGAAAGCGCTCCATTAAAGGAACAGCATTGGGATTAAAAGACGCCCATTGCCAGTCAATTTTCTCTGGAAACTTCGCCATCAAAGAAACAGCGTTGGGATTTTCTGACAAGGCTCGCCATTTCAACTTTTTAGGATTAATCCAGTCGTGCAATTTCAATACATTCAGCATTTCAAAGCAAAAATATGTTAAATAATACGTTAAATTATGGGGGTGGCTCTCAAAGAGGTAATAATAGTATTGCAACAAAATAAAAATCATTTTTAATTTTTTTGATGAAAAAGTAAAAATAATATCAATTTTCAATTCCTTTTTCCCTTCCCCTCTCTACAACAACAATCGCAACAAAAATGCTTTCAATTTCGGCGATGTAAGCGTTTGTGTGAAATCATAATCTACTGATTTCCCATCAAAAACCAAACGAATTGTTGGTAAGCGTGAAATATTGCACATTTCCATCTGCTTTTTTACAATGAAGTTGTCCTCAATACAGGTTGACACATTTATTCTTTGACATAAATTAAAACTATGTGTAATGACATGAAGACGATATCTTCCGTATATTTTGCCATCTAATTGAAAGGTTAAAAGTTGCCACATCGGTAGCATCGCACTATGGTGTGAATGATGGGAATAAAAAAAATACAATTGTGCCGTTTTGAATGATGTTAGTGAAGGGCGCATCGGTTTTACAATTAAAGATTTAAGAGGTTTCAAATATGCAGACATAATATAATAAATCCCGATAGTTTTATTATATTTATTTTTTATTTACCCTTTTTGTTTTTTTCTCCACTTTATTCTCCATTTTCTTTCAACATTTATAGAACTTGGGATAAAAATTGGTTCAGTGTTGATGTGGTGGGTTTTGCATCATAGTCAATCGGTTGCCCGTCTTTTACCAATTTAATGGTAGGATATCCTTTCACGTTATATTTATCTAACAAACTCTCTAATTCAGGCGTCAATTTCGCGCAATTATATTCGGTATAAATCACCTTATATCCACCAATAATTTTGTCCTCATTTTGCTCCACCAGGGCATCCCATTCGGGTTTGGCAACCTTGCAATGGGGACACCAGTCAGCGTAAAAGAAAATTAAATTTGCTTCCTTGTTGCCACCATTTCCGTTTTCTTCATTGCCGTGTTCGCGATTAGCATTAAATGCGCCGCTACCATTTGATGACCCGGAGCCAGACATCATGCGACCATATATGATATACGCAATAATCGCCAAACCAATAGCAAGTGCAGAGATTAAAATGATGCGTTGATATCCTCCTTGGGGCAGCATGTTATTAAAATCAACCATTTTCTTTTGTATGTTTGATTTTATTTAATATATATTTATTTTTTATTTCGCTATTTTTACGCATTGTGCATTACGCATTATTTCTTAATATATTTCTTCCCATGTAATAGATGCAACTACATCATAATCAGTGTTTATTCTTATAGCACTTAAAACAATAATATCACTGGTATTTTGAACGTTAGAAGTTAAACGAAGAAATTGTTTAGTAACATCATTTGGATCAATAGTAGAACGAGAATAAACATAAGTTTGAGATAAGATAATTGAATCCGTTGTGATAAATGTATTTGTAACTGGATTACCCATAATGCCAATATAATTAGAATATTTTATTACACTATGTGCAGAATTAACGTCCGTCCATGTGACAGTTCCACTTGAAATAATATCTGTACCAGCCAAATATAAGCGCATGTAAAGAATAATAGAATCATTGTTAGATGTGCCTAAAACAGAAATAGAAGATGGATAAATACCTTGATGATAATAATTGTCATTACCAGTGATGGCTAACAATGGAACTTCTGTGACACCTACTGTAATTATAGAAGTAGTTCCAATAGAAAAAATACGTCCCACAGGATTATACCCGCCTTCTGAAATCACAGTTGCACAACCTTGTATCATTGAACCTGTATCCCCACCAGCTGCTGCAATAAGTTCATATCGAACCGGTAAATTTGGGTTGTCCATGTAAGGAGCAGTTAAGGTATTGCTGTTTAAAATATAATGACAGTAATACACATCATCATTGAATAAAAAACCAAAACGAATAGCCCCGACACCTAGCCACGCGAATTGAATAATGAAAAAGTTTTCTTTGGTAAAATCCAACTGAATACCACTGGGACCTGTTCCGTCCATTGGATCCACATTCCACGAAGATGATGCAACAGCTGTATCACTTGCCCCATTACGCAACACGACGCTAATTGTTCCATTAACCAATTGAAAAAACAATCCATCATTATCATCATAATAACCACATCGCGTAGTAATTCCACTGCTGTTTGAACCATTGTTTAAAATTCCCGTTGAATAAATTAACATTGATTTTCCAGGCTGGTAATGTGTATAAGCACGACTTTGACTTTTAAAATAGCCACCACTACCACCATGGGCTTTAGCAATGGTCATAGATGCATTTGCATATGAATTAGTAAAATTGGTTGCATCATCAGTATCTGTTACCGACAACAATGTATTTTTATCAATGTCGTTGGAACCTACACCTGTGGTAAAAAATCGAAGGTCTAACAATGTATTTGGATTAACCACTTTTAATTTTGAAAACGAATCAACATTTTTCTTGGGCTGATGAACTACGACTTCATGACTAGTAGCATTCGGAATTAAATAAGTGGTGATTTGCATTGTTCCTGTTTGGTCTGTCCCACCATTGGTATAAGTTAATTTAAAATACGCACCACGAACATCAATTTTAATTATTTTTTTTGAATCTGTTGATGCAACAATTGTTTTTTGTAAATGAGTATACCAAGTACTATTATCGGGTGAAAATTGCACTTGCAAACCAAGCATAGCACTATCTACGTTCGCATTAATAAAAACATTAATTTCTGAATATCCGGACACATTGGTTGAGGTTCCTGTAAATGATTGACCACTTGTTAAAAGTGTAGTGCTAGAATTATTTGCATCAACGACATTATTATATGACGGAATATAAGTCATTTTTAGTTGTTTTTATTCTTATAGTCGTGTCTATTAATATAATGCAATATTTTATTCTAAAAATAGTACCAAAATATAAAAAATAAAAAATAATCACAAACCATTACACATCAAACTTATAAAAATCAGAAGAAATGGTGCGTGTCGCATAAGATAGCTTCGGGTCTTGTGGAGGCGGTGTTTCCACAACAATTTCTTTGTAGCGAAGAGGCTCGGGTTTCAACGCAAAAGCATATCCAACTTCATCGAAAAACACATCATTTTCCTCCACATTTTCATCAATTTCCTGATATCGCATTCCCAGCATTTGGCACCCGCATTCACGCATCACAACTGAACTGGGGTTTGGCGGGTTACTGCCCTTATCAGGCATTGCAAAAGTCATGCATAGTTTATTGTATTCAATGAGTTCCACAATATCCATCGTGTATTTCACATCATAATAGTGCAACAAACGCATAAAAGTAGCATTGCTGCATAAATTCACATATTCATAAAAGTCGCGACATTCCAAAAACGATGGATTAGCCCGGTCAACAATCAGCACAATTTTCCCCAGCAAATTTTGAATGGGTGTTTCGCCCATATTTTTTCCGCCATTTTCGTAGCTATATTCTGCCCCCAAAAATCGTGAATCCTGTTTTTTAAAGATATTAGCCATTTTTTCGTATATTTTCGTATTTTCGCTTTTAATTCGCAGACTGAGTAATATGGGGTCGCTGGGATTGGGTGCATAGGAACCAGTGAAAGCCAATAAAATGGTTTCAAAGACCTCGGAAAAGGGAACATAATTATAGGTTTCTTTCACACAATAATTTCCCGAAGTGGTAGAAGTAGCGACTACGGGTTCATCGTCCACTGAAAAAATCTCAAAATCCAAACCACGAATACCCTGTTTGAGCAGATTTTTCAACACACAGGTACTAACATAATCATTACGATACGCCCCGCCACTGCATGCATTATAGGCGGATTTTATGTAATAATCCCGCAAACTATGATTAAACATGTCCGATGTGGTTGTATTGGGGGCAGGAATGGCGCGAATTTTTCCGTTTAAAGAGCCATATACTTCGGTCATCAAGTTGCATTCGCGCGTGCGAAGTGGTGCCACGATACCGGCAATTCCCGCGTAGTAGAAGTAATAAGCGAGAGAAAGAATGATGATGGCGAAAGTAATGGCTAGAATAATATTAGCAGATGCATTTTCCTTTATACTTTGCAAGGTATCTTGAATAACTTTAACACCGTGTTCCATTTTATTTGAATTTATGTTTGTTTGGATTTATGTTTATATTTCGGTGTTATTTGTTTTATTGTAATATTTAATTGCTGAGGCTTTGGCGATGCATACTAACAAAACCGAAAAACCGAAAAACCGAAAAACCGAAAAAAACTAAAAAACCAAAAAACAAAAAACAAAAAACCAAAAAACAATAATAATAAAAAATGAAAATAAATTCTCACACAAAACCAATATAGAATTAAATTCAAATTTAATATATTTGCAATTAATTAAAAATCAAAACCATACTCATTTATTATTACCAACATACCTAATAAAATGGCAACCCAGGTAAATAAACCTAAAACAAGGTCAAAATTTCAAGAATATACAGAAGCAGAAGTAAAACAAGCGCAAACAAAATCAACACTAAACACCAGTTCGGTCGGTGTTGGACTGGTCAATCTTGGCAACACTTGCTTCATGAACTGCATGCTTCAAGTATTAGCCCAAACGCCTGAATTTACTTCACAAATTACAGCTGAGGTGTTTCGCAAAAGGTACGAAATTATGACGGCTAAAAATGGCAACTCAAACCCAATTAAGCCAGTAAAACAGGCCGATTGTGTATTGCTTAATAAATGGCTTGAGTTGTACTCGCAGTTATCGGAACCGCAACCGCCTAGAAAAGAGAAGGTCAATGCAACTACTACAATTCAAAGAAAAAATAAGGTCATCAATCCGCTCAACTTTTACAAGGCATTCCAGCAAAATATAAAAACCAAAGAAATCAACAATGGATTTGTGGGGTTTAACGCCAATGACGCAGCGGAATTCTTTTCAATGATAATTGACTCTATGCATGGAGCACTCAGTCGAAAGGTAAAAATGTCTATTCTTGGAACGCAAAAAACCGACACAGACATAATCGCAGTGAAAGCCTATGAGACGATACAAAAAATCTACGAAAACGACTACTCGGAAATGCTTCCGCTCTTTTTCGGCGTGTATATTTCAGAAATTATATCACAAAAAACAGGCAAGCGTCTCAGTTTTACGCCTGACCCCTATTTTGAAATTCATCTTTCGCTCGACGGCGTCGAGGCAACTGAAATTGAAAGCAAAGGCGGTGGCGGCGGCTTAAAGGCCATATCCCTCATCAAATGTCTCGACAAACATTGTGCGGGTGAAACCATTGAGGATTACATGAATGAAAAGACCAAGGAAAGGGAAACAATTCAGCGTCGCATTCGATTTTGGTCGTTTCCCAAGATTGTAGTGATAAATCTGAAACGCTTTGATAGTCATGTGAAAGAAATGGTGGATTTTCCGCTAACATTAAACTTGGGTGCCTATTGCTACCAATACAATTCCCAGGCAAACTACGACTATGAGTTATATGCAGTATGCTACCACATGGGAAATCTACATGGCGGACATTATGTTTCTATTATAAAGGACAGTCAGTCGCAAGAATGGCAACTTTTTGATGATGAAAAAGTTTCGTCCATTGATTCAAAAAATCCCAATTTCAAGAAATTACTGGTTAATCAATCGGCATATTGCCTCTTTTACAGGGCTACAACAACGACAACACCATCGTCATCACCCAATATTAGTAATATAGTAAATCACAAATAAATACGAAAGAATGGCAACAACAATGGCGAATAACCACATGGGCACAACGGTTTTATGTTTATATCCCACGCCAAATTCCTTTATTGTTCCATTAGCATTGTATAAAAAAGCAGGTTGAATAAAATACACTACTATTCCATAAATAAAAACAAATAAAAGAATGGATACACTAACTGTGTTATTATTTGCTATTTTTTTAAACATTCTTATAAATACAAAATATAAAAATTATTGTGTATTTTTATATTTATTTTATATTTTTGAAGCCTTTTGTTTTTTATTCTTTTTGACAATCTTTTTGACCCATATTTCCCCTAATTTTATTATTTGTTAGTAAAAACAATATAAAAAGTAATAAACTATAATGAATAACGAAAACGAAAAGAAAATGGAAAACAAAGCAGAAATAAAGACAGATAAAGAAACAGAAACAGAAACAGAAACGGAAACACTCATAGAACATAAAGAAGACGATAACCAAGACCAAGACCAACAATCAAAAGAACCAACACATCCCACCATAAAAAGTTTCGATGAATTGGACATTTCCACTGAACTTTTGCGGGGTATTTACGGATATGGTTTTGAAATCCCGAGTGAAATACAAAGCACAGCCATTCTGCCAATGGTAGAAAAGAAAAATCTCATTGCACAAGCCCAATCGGGAACGGGCAAAACGGGCGCATTCACTATTGGCGCTTTATCACGAGTTGACCCCGAAATTAGTGAAACACAGGTCTTGCTTTTGGCACCCACCCGCGAACTGGCTCAACAAAGTGCCAATGTAGTATCCAAAATTGGTGCAATGATACCCGATTTGCACGTAAAACTACTAATCGGGGGCAATGCTTTGCGCGACGACCTCCGCGAAATCGAACGCACATTACCTCATGTGGTGGTCGGCACACCAGGTCGCATTTTTGATGTTATTCGCCGAAGGTATTTGGAACTCACTGGTTTGCGTTTAATAGTTCTGGATGAAGCGGATGAAATGCTGTCTTTTGGCTTTGAAGAACAAATACAAAATATCTTTCAAATGATGCCGACGGATACAACAATAGCCTTGTTTAGTGCGACAATGCCCCCTAATATTATACGCATATCAAACCAATTTATGAAAGACCCAGTATCCATTCGTGTTGCTTTGGATAAATTGTCGCTGGATGGAATTAAGCAGTTTCATGTGGAATTAGAAAACGACCATCAAAAGTATGCAACACTGATGGATTTATACCAAAACATTTCGGTTGCCCAGTGTATTATTTACTGCAATTCCGTTCAGAGGGTGGATACATTGGCTGTTGCAATGAGAAAGGATTCGTTTCCGGTGTCATGTATTCATGGACGTATGAACCGACAAGAACGCGAAGAAGCATTTCAGGCGTTTAAAAATGGGGAGTCGCGCGTACTCATTTCTTCGGATATTACTGCACGGGGTATTGACGTCCAACAGGTGAATATGGTGATTAATTTTGATGTGCCGACCAATATGCATAATTATCTCCATCGCATTGGCAGAAGCGGTCGTTGGGGGCGAAAGGGAACCGCCATTAATTTTGCAACAAAACGAGATATGCATCTAATTCATGATATTGAAAAATACTACACATGCAAAATTGAGGCTTTAACCGAGGAAGCATTAGGACGTCCTTAGGTATAAACGAAAATAAACAAACTAACATTTTATTGAAAAAGCAAATGAAATAAAATATAATAATAAAAGAGAAAAATCAAATCAACTAAAATAAAACAAAAATATAAAATGAATGCACCACCAACAACAGTTACGGGACCGGCGTCTGAACCGCAATTGATGAAATTTGAAACAACGAATAAATATATGGATGCAACCCGGGATTTTTTTGAATCCAATAGTATCGTAGCCAAAGTGGCGTTTTTGATTTTGGTTGTGTTTTTGTTTATCCTAGCCCTGCGAATTGGGATAACAATTTTAGGCTATTTTCTGGGACCGAGCAATACTGCGAAATTAGTGCAGGGCACCATTGATGCGTCGAGTAATCCCATGGTTATCCCACAAAACCCGGATGCAAATGGGGCCATTACCATTAATCGCTCAGTCAATGAAAACGACGGCATTGAATTTACATGGTCTGTGTGGATTTATGTAAATGGCGACGATATTAGTGTTCCACGATACAGATGCGTCTTTTACAAGGGCAATGATTATGCGACACAGATGTCTTCTTCAACAACCAAGGAAGCCGAAAATACGGACAATTTGGATTACGTGGGAATGAACTTTCCCAATAATTCGCCGGGTTTGTATATCAGTCCCAATACCAATGATTTAACGGTGGTGATGAATACGTTTAATGTAATCAATGAAGAAATCATTATTCCTGACATTCCTTTAAACAAATGGCTCAATGTAATCATCCGGTGCCAAAACACAAATTTGGATGTGTATATCAATGGAACCATTGCGAAAAGCCATATTCTGCACGGCGTCCCGAAGCAGAATTACGGAGATGTCTATGTTGCTCCTAACGGTGGATTTTCGGGATACATTTCTAATCTTTGGTATTACAATTATGCATTGGGAACATCGGCAATTCAGGGATTAATTAAAGGCGGTCCAAATACAAAAATGACGGGCGAAAGTAATGTGGAAATTAAGGACGCAGATTACCTTTCATTGCGGTGGTTCTTTTACGGAAGCGGCGATGGATACAATCCGTAAAAAGAATGGAAATTAATAATGCTAATAAAATCATCAATAGCAAAATCAACAATAATAACAACATTAAATTATTTTGTTATTATTATGTCATCAACAACAGCACATCCAATCACAACGAATGGTCTTATCCAAATCAACACTTGCACTCAACATTCCAACACTTAACTTTAACAATTCCAACACGGCATCCTTGTTGTCGCCCGTTTTTATCACATTTGTATCAATTAAAATAAACAAAACATCTTTAACAAAAATAACTCCCTCTTCACGGGTGACCTTTATTTTTTTCAATTGTTTTGCATTTACATTAACTAAATCTTTCACCATAAGAATGAGTTTAGGAACATCATAAATATCAATGGCATTATCGGCCAGTATTTCGACCACGTGTTTATCCAAGTCATATAAAATATCCGGAAAACTCTCTACAATTCGGTTAATTATTTCCGTACTTTGTATGCCAATGTTGATGCGACCGGTTTTTGTCTTTATATAATCTTCAACAATACTCTTCACTGAAATAGTTTCTTTGGTGTCATTAACAATATTAAGTTGGACTTCTTCCTCTTTCACTTCTTCAACCTTCTTTTCTTCTTTCACCTCTTCTTCTTTCATTTCCACTTCTTCTTTCATTTCCACTTCTTCCTCTTTCACCTCCTCTTCGACATTTTCCTGTTTCAGGTCTTCTTTGGGATTTGTGTTATTTGTTTCCATTATTATACATAAATATTTATTTTATTTCAAAAGAAACAAATATTTATAATCATAGAATACCCCACAACCTAATAAAATCGTGAAATCCCGTCCCCACCCTAAGCCCAATGAATGATGCAGATATAATTAAAATAAAAGGCATTACATTACGTCTCAGTATTAATAATATTATTCAAACTGCTCTTTCCACTGGCAATGCAGATATGGATGATTTATCACAATTGTTTCATCTCATCGGTAAAAATCATCCAAATGATTGTTCAAATATCTGCGAATTAACGAGCATGCTACAAATACAACACTTTCGCAACATAAGTAAAAGTGTAGAATTCAAATTATTAAGTGTTAATTTTTTGCAAGAATTGTGGGAAATTTTAACCGAGATTTATCACCCAGGTGCGTCTTATATGAAAATATTATGCAAAAGGTTTACGAAATGATTTGATGTTTAAGAATAGTATAATTGTAAAATAACATAGAAATTACCATTGGTATTATTCTTGTGGTACTTTTATATACGTGATTATGAATCACAATTATTGCTGGATGAACATGGACCGTGTACATTATTCCACATCATGAAACCTGGGTTATACAGGGCATTAGGAACATTCATTATTGCAGGTCCCCACGACGTTAGTGGAATAATATACATCTCTTGTCCGTCTGGATTTAAGTATAGTACTTGATTGGTTATTTGACCACTACTATTTGCCTTAGTAAAATAGCAACTTACTGATATATAAGCATGTCCATTTCCCTCAGAATCATATGATTTACCATATCCCATCCCCTCTTGATACCAATATTGCAACTTTCCGTTGGGTTCACCATCTGAACTATTATTTGCCCATACAAACAATACACCAGTTATTAACTCGTTCTGCCAAGCCGAATTAGGATTAACAAAAATTTTAAAAATTGCGCTACATGAACTAGTAGTATTTTTAAAACAAATGTCCCCAAAATCTTGTTGGGAATATTGATTATAACATGGATTTTGATAACTAAAATTAGACGATGTTGTGCTACTTGTACAGTTAATAGGACCCCGCTGAAGACTCTCTATCCAATTAGACTTTACAACAGGCAAATTATTATTTGAATCTGCATAGGTAATAGGGATATAATCAGACCATGCACAAGTGCTATTATTTGCTATTCTTATAAATCCGGGTAAAATACCATTACTATTATAATAATAACCTTCATTCATATAATTAATACCGTTAGAAGTATACTCAGTTACCTGTCCGGGAAAAGAAATACCACATATATACGGACTTATGTAGGTAATATTTGCAGTTGCACAAATTACTGTATTTGTAGCGCTGTCCCATGTTTGAACACAGGGGTAATCACCATATTCATTTTTTGCCTGATAAAAATATACTGTCATTCCATCTACAAAATCACCTGTAGAAGAACCAAGTCGTAATAGAATTGGTCCTATATTAAGGTTATTGTTATACAAAAACAAATATTCTGTTAGAACAGTATTATCAACATTTAGTGTGGTTCCGGTACAAGGTATTGGAATAGATGGAACAGCCTCCGCAGTGTTTGTTCGTTTTAAAATCTTTTGGTTAGCAGGTATTATGCTTAATGTTATATTTTTATATTTTTCTGTCCATTCAGTTGTAGGAACACTGGAACTAAATGTTTTGTAAGCACTTGATGTAGAATAAACTGATGTGTAATATCCCTTGGGCATAGTTTTATTTATTATTATTATATTATAATATTATAATCAAAACAAATATAAAACAAATGCAACAAAAATAATAAATATAAAACAAATGCAACAAAATAAATAATGACTGAAAATACCAGTGTGTTAAATAATGATGACATATTAGACAGATTTGAACGGCGTATGCTTCATATACGATATATGGCAGAATTACGGCCTATTTTGGCGCATGTTTGCAATTTTTCAACCTCTCAGCGAAACGATTTACTTGAATATTTAACTATTTTAAGCACTATCGCCAATAATGACAACCAACGAGTATTGGATGAATTAGTCCAATATGCACAGGATTATTTCATATTTCCTTATTTTTCAATTACCGATGAGCAACACGCAAGTTCAGTGCGTAGTTGGCTGGATTTGAATTTATGGGATAATCTAAGCAATGAAACAATTCTTCTGTTGTTGAGGCAATACCGACCAGTTTTTAATAATGACATTATTTCGCGAATGAATGAACTTCAAAGTCAGGTCACTGAAATATATAATTTTATAATAAGATAAGAGCAGATAAAATCAGACAGACAAAGAAAAAAGAAAAAGGAAAATATTAATATATAATAATATTGACACCATTGATATAATATTATTATGAACACACGAACTCATCGTAGAACTCGTCATAACAAAACTCTTAAAAGATATAAAAAGCAGAAAACACGTCGAGGAGGATATTTGGCTCATAGAGGAAAAAGTCCATCAAGCAGAAACAGTAAAAAAAGTATCCGCAGAAGCAGAAGCAGAAGCAAAAAATAAATGAACCAATTTAATTGATAAAGTTAATTGTCGCCATTTTGCAATATTAACATTAGAAAATTATATTAATGTCTAATTTTTATAAAAAAACTTGACATAAAATAAAGGACAAATACCGACAATGAATAAAAGTAAAGGCAAAAATAAAAATCAAAGTAAAAATACCAAAAAGCCTCACACCAAACTAACAAAAACAAAAAACCAGACACAAAAAACCCGAAAACACGCGAAAAAATCAACAAATAAACATACCAAAATAAATCACGCCCCCAACAAGCACGGCATTCAATATGAGAAAAATGGCTGGATATATATTTCCGTGCATGGTTCGCCCAAAGAACGAGGATATGCAAATGGCTTTTTAGTTGCCAAAGAGCTTGCTGATGTCCAAAGAATGTTAGAATTCGTTTCAATGGAGGATTTCGGTATTCACTGGTCGTTTTTTGTGGATGCATGCACCAAATATTTCATTCCAACCATCAAACGCAGGTTTCCCGAGTTTTATGAGGAAATGGAGGGGATTGCAGAGGGAGCAACCGCGGCGGGAACACCTATGACGACCGAAGAAGTATGTGCGTGGAATAATTACTTTACTTTAACCGAAAGTTGGATAGGCCATATGCCGAAAGATGAAGCGAAAAAACTGGGAATTAAGCCCGAAGGCAAAAGCAAGTCGCGCGAAGGGGGTGCCGGTGCCGGTGCAAATGACCGGTGCAGTGCGTTCATTGCTGTCGGCAAAGACTGGACGGCAGACGGCAAGATTGTGGTCGCCCACAATAATTTCGCCAATTTCATTGACGGACAATTCGCCCGCACCGTCACCGACCTGCGTCCAGACAAAGGTGCCCGTATTCTAATGATGGGCTATCCTGGCTGGATATGGAGTGGCACAGATTTCTTCGTCACCTCAGCGGGATTTATCGGCACCGAAACCACCATTGGTGGTTTTCACGCATATGAAAATAATGTTCCAATTTGTTGCCGTATCCGTAATGCGATGCAATACGGCCGTTCTTTGGATGAATACGAGCATATGCTTTTGGACGGCAATTCCGGCGATTACGCCAATTCGTGGTTGTTTGGCGATGTAAATAACAATGAAATAATGCGAATAGAATTAGGGCTCAACTTTCACAACACGGAACGCACTAGCGACGGATATTTCATCGGGTTCAATGCAGCGTATGACCCACAAATTCGCAACCTGGAATGCTCCAATTCGGGTTTCAATGATGTGCGAAGACACCAGGGGGCACGAAAGGTGAGATTGGAAGAATTGATGAAAAAATACAAGGGAAAATTGACGGCTAACATTGCGAAAATCATTCTTGCCGACCATTATGATGTGTATTTAAAGAAAAACGGCAATCCGTGTTCTCGCACTGTGTGCGCTCACTATGAACTGGATGGACGCGAATATATGTCTGACCCAGGTCGTCCGCTTCCTTACCAACCTCGCGGGGCTCTGGACGGAAATGTGTGCGATACTACAATGGCGAAACAAATGTCATTTAGTCTCCGGTGGGGCGACTCGTGTGGGCGACCCTTTGATGCTAGTGCCTTTTTGAAAAAACACGCACAATGGAAACAACAGGAACCTTATTTGCGGGACCGACCCAGTCAGCCTTGGACGATGTTTTACACGACAAATACGAAATAAATGAATAAAATTAGTCTAAGTGTTCTTTTCTCATACATAACTCCATTGGAGGAGCACTTGGCTCCAATTCTTCTTCCTCTTTATAATCATCCAATGCATCTAACCATGCTTGTTTATAATATGATGTCACTGTTTTATCTTCTTTTACATCAGGTTCTTCAAATAATATGGTAATTTCTTTTACAGCATCATCATAATTAATTTCTTTCTTGCTTAATTTGGCAATGATTTTACCAATTTCTAACTGCAATTGCTCTTTGATAGAAATTCCAACAGTAATTTCATCTACAAACCCGACCAGTGCATTAACCAAACGATTAATGCGACCGGTAAAACACATACCAACAGATGAATTTAATTCTATTTTAATGTTTTCAATAAAATCCTCTTTTTGGTCATGATTTTTCACCAATATCCAAACTCTTGCCAATAATTCACCATAGCAAATTTGAGTTTTTGTATGAATTGACATGTCATTAATCCAGACATTAATTGTTTCCTTCATGTCGCTATTATTATATTCTTTTATATGACTAAATATATTTACTATATATTCATACCAACTATCATTATTACTTGTATTGTAAAATTTATCCATAAATTCATTGAGTAACATACGCTGTTTTTCTTTGGTGTATGAATGATTTGTTAGTTTCTTTACCTTTTGAATAGACTTTGAAACTGAATTACAGATAGATGATATATGAACTGTTTGAGTAGAATTAAACATTTCCTGTTCATTTACCTGCGGAATATCTCTTCCTACGACATCAGGTCTACCAACTACATCGAGAATTATATTACGGGCATCATTTCTTTGAATTCTATAATCAGTCATTATTTTATGTGTTCTAGTACATTGTGAACCATAACAAAAATTGTATCCAGGAAGGGATATTTTTTCTATAAATTGATTGTTGAAAAGTATAATTGGTATATTTTTTGGAAATGTAAATAAGTCGCAATTTTCTGCACTTAGAGAATTACCAGAGAGATTAAGAGATATTAATGAATTCGGAAAACTGCTTGGTAAATGTTGAATGTTAGAATTTTGAATGGTAAGTTCTGTTAATTTAGTGAGAAAATGTATTTCTGGAATTCTGTTAAGATTAGAATCCGAAATATTTATACGGGTGATGTCAATACAATGTTCGGGGATAGTTAAAGTATTTAATGTAGCATTTTTAATATCTAGTGTTTTTAATTTTCTAGGTAAATCAGTAATAGTTTTAATTTCTGACAAGTTAGTTATGTTTA